AACTCGTCGCGCAAGAAGATCGAAGGTCTACCGGGTCTTGTACTTAACGTAGACAGTAAGCCTTCGATCGAACCGTCGGTAGCCATAATAATATCGTCGTCGACTTCAACGAGCAAGTCCATCGCGATATCCATCGCTGTGGTCTTTCGTGTCAGTGTCGTGTCCGCTAAGATCATGAACCAGATGTTCGGATACACAGTACCGTAACTCGTTGGTAACCGTACACATCCCGCCAGCAAGGAGGAAAGAGCGACAAACGCTCCCGCCTGGTGGTATTGAGTAGCGGCATCTCCTAATGAGCTCGCCCATTTAACGTATCTCTCTACGAACGTTTCATCTGCCTTGTCTACGCGATCTTTTTCCGCTGCGGAAAGAAGAGGTTTGAACTCTTCTGGAATAGGTACTGTAAGTTGCTCATGAAGCGCTGCGCGACCCTTTGCACGCAATACTTCTTTCCACAACATAACTAACGGCTTACCATCGCGTGCGTACTTGTTACATGCAGCATCTCGCGCGATAATGAACGCTTCTTCTTGTGTTGTTTCCGCCTCAAACAAGAGCATTAACAATTGCCAAAGCGCTTTGCTCCAGTCTTCAGTAGGTTCGATCAGGTATAGATCCTTAACCTTTGGATTAGTCCTAGTACGTAGATTGAACAGGATTTCATCAGCTTGTCCTTCTACATATGGAATAGAAGGCATAGGTTCTTCTACGATTGCATACGAAGGACTTGGTGGGTACTCTTTGAAGTCGTCTAAGCGGTATCTGTTTGTATTGGCCGCTTGAATTGCTACGATAGGGATGTTCTCTTCGTTTGTGTACTTCATGTTGTAGGTAAGCGGAACGCGAAGAAGTTGAGTTAGATCCCAGCCACTTCTATCCGCTCCCTGGTCTGCATGCTTGTATGCAATTCTTCGACTTAAGTCTTCCGCATCGTCAGGATCGACGTCGCGCTCAAACACCCAAAACGCTTGGTACCGATCTGTAGATGATTCCAGTGTTACCGTTGGCTCAACTAGGAGCTTATTCGGCGAACAGAAGTCAAGATCGGCCCAAGCGTTTGGCGTATGGCTAACGAACTCCTTCTTTCGCTCTCTCTGGTTGAAAAGTTGAGGACAGAAGTAGACGTCAAAAAGTCTGAGGTTGGTTTCGATGGCCATTAGCAATTGGGGTTCTTCTTCTGGCCATCGAAACCATTCCTCGCGGAACTCTCGTTTAGTTCCACTAGCACGTCGAATGAATGCGATGCAAGCGTAACCAGGCGTCCGACTAAGTACGAGCCGTAAGAACGTAGACCTCTTTTGCCTACTTGTCTCGTCTAGGACGTTGTCAGGCACGTGCATCCCTTCAGGCTAGTTACGGAAGAAGCGAGTCAGATCCTGAACTACTGCTACCTAGGGCAGTAGTGACTACAGTGCCACTAGTCGCTTGGATACCCTTGACTTCGTTCTTCCACTGAGGCTCGCCGTCTGCGTCGCGGTCTTCGGCGAAAGCGTCACGCTGTCTCTTAACGACGACGTTTACTTCCTTGGAAATGAAAGCGTCCGCTGAAGGGATAACGAACTCGCCAGACTCGATATTGAGTCCAAGCGCAGCCTTGCAGAGCTGGGCAAGCGTGTACAGAGCACCATCGAAGAGCATAACGTTTGACCAAACCTTACGGTCGGCAAACTTACCATCTTGGATTGTGAATTCTACGTTCCAATAAGGCTTGCCGAGATTCTTTTCGGACTTGGATTGACGAAGTTCGATATCCGTAATGCGAGCATAGTATGTGCCCGTAGGAATCGGATCGAACGACATTGCCTCCGATGAGGCTTCCTGGTCGCTGAAGTTAACGCGCAGATCAAGACCTTCACTCATGATACTTTCTCCTGTTCGGTTTCAGGTATTATAAGGGTGGGCTTTGTCATCAGTTGGTGTATTGTTGTTAGGGTTGGTGCTTCGATGACTTGTGGCAATCGCCCAGAACGATCCTTTGCCACAATGGTATCAGTCTTCTGCGTCAACAGCAAGCGACGCGTTTCGACTGCACCATCTTTATCTATGCGCTTTGCGTAGTAGTACATGACGATATCTAGGAATGCTGCTACCTCACTAGCCAACTTGCCAGGCAAGCTAGGCTTAATGTATGTAACACCCGAACGCTGATCCTTGTCTTCTCGCATTAGAGCCGTAAAGATAGTATTCATCTCCAGGTCTCTGAAGCCACGAACCATTCGTCTGATCTGTTCAAGCGAAACTCCCCAATCTCGCTGAGCAGGTACTTCTACGTCTACGTTGGCACGTTTCTGCGAAGCCTCTTGCATGACCCAATACATGTTGAACTTTTGGATCTCTGTAAGACTATCCAGAACAACTGTCTCGAACCCATGATCCTTACTTGCATGGAGTTCGTTGTAGACGTCTTGCATCTCCTTCCATGTTGTTACTCGTACTGTTTCAACATTAGGGTACGAGTGAGCCAACGATGTAGTTCCTCCCTCGATGTCGATAAAGAGAACTGGACGAAGACTAGGAACGGAGTCTGCAGATCCAGCTAACGTTGTCTTACCGATACCCGACTCGCCGTAAATCAAGATGTTATAGTACTGACTACGATCTTGAACCGGAGCGACCCTAAGGCCTGCAAGAGAACGCTGCGTCAGTAACTCTGCTATGTCATTCACCTCCTTTCGATTCCGTTGATGCTTCCTTCCGAACGTAGTAATGTTCCCTACGTTCGAACATTGTGTCCAGTGCGTACTGGAAGTCTGAGCCGTCATTCTTTTCCATACAAGGCTGACGGAAGGCGCAGAAGTTACAACCGAATCGGCCAGCTGAAGGGTAGATACGAATCTTAGGATCGATCATGTCCAACGCTTCTAGACCGATATTGTATTCAATCGACTTTAAGTCATTATACGACTTGGCGATCTGGTATCTACGATGGTAGTCTGGTCCTTCGTTACGTAACCACTCCAGGAACTCATTGTAGTGACCCTCTTCGAATGCTTCAAAGTCCTGATCCATGATGGTTGAGAGGTACGTTTTGTAATCGATGTTTTGAGCTTTGGAAACAGAAAACTTGCATCCAAGTCTGCGCTGCTTGTTTTCTTTCGGAGGCGCTGGGAACCCCTTTTTGATTTCTACGTATACAAAGCCTTTGACAGGCAGACCCAGCTTAGTAAGTGCCCAAACGTACGATCCTACTTGATCATCAAGATATAAGAATTCGACGTTACTAGTCAGAGAGGTACAAGTCTTCCAGTCAACGATCCAGTAGTTGCGATTCTTGTCTTCAGCCAACATATCAATACGGCCAGCATATACTACAGGGAGTCCTTGCCAATCTGCTCCCCATCCAGCTAACTGCGAGGCGCTATAGACAGGTTGGAGCGTAGTTCCGATTCCTGTGCGTCGTGCCTCTGTAGAAGCAATTGTCGCTTTGGCTTCGCTCGTACTTATTATAAAGGTATCCCATCGATTTCTACAGGTATCGCACTTGCACCAGATTACCGGCTCGCTAGTTTCTGGGTTAGGTATCGGAACCATAAAAGGGATTTCGACTTTAAGTGGTGTCCATCCTATGTCTTCCTTCAGGTGGATCTCCTTAGCATAGAACATGATCATGCCCCTACCAAGTTCTACGCGCTCGTTATAGTCGAGCTCAACCTCTTCGTCCAATAACATCTGGTTTCCAGCACGCAGTGCTGCTAGCTTTTGTTCTTCGCAAGTTACGACGAATTTAGAAACTGCTAGATTAGCAACAACTTCACGATCCCACGTCCAAGTAGAGGGTTCGTACAGTACTTCCATTGCCTCGTGGAAGGCGACCCCAAACTCAAGTGGTTTAGCGGTTACTACTGGATAGTAGTTCTGACGAAAGATCCAATCCCAGCGACGCCGGCAAGCCCTGAAAGATCTTCGTTCTGACGTATGGACTTCGTGTACTAGTTTCGCCGAGATATAGTCGTCTACGGTTTTCATAGTCCCTCTTGTTGAGGCCGTTTCGTTAATTATATAGTGGTAACTTGAGGTTCTTCAAGAGGGACGATCGAATTTTCCTCTAAGGCTTTAGGCAATAAAAAATTCCAGGACGCCTCTGTCTCCCAACCTTGTGGCCTGTATTCGCCTGAGAGCTCTGCTGGAAGCAAGTTCGTTCCCATAAAGGAAAACCAGCCATCTCGACTTCCCCAACGCGGTGTAGGCTTACCACACTTAGCGTGTACCCACCAACCATACTTTCGCCCGCGAGTAAAACTATGACCTGTTTTAGTTAAAGTACATTCGCAGAAGATAGTAGGCCGCTTAAATACACCAACTACTACATACGGAATAATTAGTACTGGTGGGTTACCCATTAAGTGTCCTCGTAGTGTGAATTCTTCCTGAACTAACTTTTTAGCTTCTTCATCGTTAGCAAATTCTAGTACTACATATACAGCCATTTACTTACCTTTCTCCTTGAAGATGTCGCAGACACGGCAGGACAGGTTCACGGGATCGTCAGCCATTGCTGTCCTCCTTGAAGGGCGCCAACGCCTGCACGATGACATGCGGGGCACCGTGCGCGACCATCGTCGCTATCGCCTGGAACACGTCTTCTGCGTCACCGCACGCCAGGTAGCGTGTGCTGCCATCGCTCGGCTCGATGCTCCACTCCGCAATCGCATCGCAGGTCCAGCATCCGAACTCGGCATTCACGGCTGCACCGGGCCTATCTCGCCAGCACGGAAGGCGTTGACAAGCGCGACGATGAACTCAGCGTCATTCCAGCCTTGGCCGGTGCGTTGAGTTCGAATGATCGGGAA